ACTGAATAAAAATTCATCATTCCAATAATACTCGCCAGCTTCATCTACTTCCAAAAAATCTTTTCTATCAAACCTTAAATATTCTATTGCCCCATTTTTATCTTTAGCAATAATGTCTCTCGGTTCATCAGCAAATGCCAACATAAACTTAAACATGAGTTCAAATAAATCAGCATAGCATGCACTCTTCATGACTTTTTTGCTTTCAAGTCTACCTGCAGCTTGTGCCGCTGAAAATTCTTTGGCTTTCCCAGAAGTTGCAGTAGCATCCTTCCTACCCTGAAATGAATCTGTTATGCCTAGTTGTTGGCGGGATGCTTCATAGTTGTATAATATATATTCCATATCCTTCGAAACATCTGCTTGAAGATTTAGTGTCTGTATCATTTCTTTTTGCTCTGGCTTTTCTATTTCTACCGCAAGCATTTCTTCATTCTTTCGACTAATTCTAAGTCCTTTGGGTAGTGTTACAAATGAGCCAGCTTTTTCTAATTTTTCCATCATTTTAGTTTCGTGTTTTTTGATTGCATTTTGTTGATCCTGTATTCTTTTAACATCACTTTCTCCCAAAATCTTATTGTTAAGTGAAATGTTTTTTCTAAATGCTATTGGAAAGCAATTTATTTTATAGTATGGTACTTTTACATGTTCTTCAATTTCTGCACCAGTAAGAGAATCATACGATACTCTTATATCTGGAATCCTTATTTGTCCGTCGCTCATTATTGGCTCATATAATTCTTCATATTCCTGAATTTTTGTTTCAAAAGACGTACTCCCACAATAAGTACATTTCTTTTTCCCTAGCATTACTTGTCCACACTTTTTGCACACTTTTAATCGTCTTGCATAATAATCTGACAAATCCTCTACAAGTGTATCATCTACCCATGATATTCTACCTATACAGTCATCTTTTCTGTTTCTATAATATGCTACAACTAATGTTACACTATCTTCTTCTGAATATGTAGCATCAACGTCTGCTCCATATTGCTCCTTTATTTGTTCTTTTGTTTTTTTAATTTCAAAAAAGATATAATCACATTTATTTATATCATCTACTCCAGGTTGTGGAATAAAGTGAGTTGGATCTATCAATGTAGTTTTTAATTCACCAATAGTTGTATGTGTACCACCATTGTTATCCCACTCCACCAAAAACATATCTGAACCTAATATGGATGTATTCCGCTCATCTTCATCATTTAACTTTTCAAATGGTTGTCTATCTAATTCGTTTCTCAACATATTTTCAATGATATTAGCTTTCAATTCATCCTTTTCTTTTACAGCAGTTACTTTAGGTGTGGGAATATTAGAATCAACTATTGAATCAACATTTTCCGCCACTATATTACGTACAGAACTGGCTTTTTTTACTTTCTTTGCTGTTGGGTCACTAGATTTAATTTCATCTGTACCATTATATAACGAATTATACCATTTCAATTCGTCAAGCGTCCTCGCCCATTCACTTTTAGCCCTATAATATTTACTTTGCCATTCTTGTAATTTACTCATATCTTTACCTCCTATGACCTGCTACCATACATCTCTTCTATTTTTATTTTTTCTTCATCGCTAGCATTGTAGTAATCTTCAAGCATATCCTCACTCCACTTGGTTTTATCTATCGTTTTATCTTTCTGAACACCATATGCTTGCTGTTCTCGTATATAATATGCTATAGCTAATGCCATTACACGGTCATCATGATAACCTTGCATAGCTTCTGCCCTACCTTTTTCATTTTTAACAAATGTTAGCATTTCGTCTAACGTATCATTATCGTTAATGCTATCTATACTTTCTCTTGCAATCTCCACCAAGCCTGCTATTATAATAGGACGTGTTTTAGAAGTGGTTTGAAAACCATATTTCTTTTGAATTCCACTTGTATATGTATCTTCAGTCCGTCTGACATACATATGAGGATATTTTAACCTCTGCAATTCTTTTTGAGGGAATGTACTGAAATTCACTTCAATACCAATCAATGCTTGATTGTAATACATACCTAAACAATACATTTGTCGTGCATATAAATCTTCATCTGTTTGATGTGCTAATATTGCAACTTGCTCGCCTGTTATATGTTCTATCACTTGCCCAACATTATTATCTGAGCCTTCTCCAGCAGGGTCTCCACCTATTACATATGCCTTTGTACTATCTACATCCTTGTATATTTTAATAATTCCTTGTTTTTCATTTTGCCATCTTATATTTGTTATTCTCAATCCATCATAATCATATAAAAAAGAGCCTTGTTTAATTGGCTCTTTTAACTCACTCTGTCTTTCTAGTATTTTATTTTCATCAAATATACAAGAACCACTACTCAAAAATGCTTCCGCAGGATATGACGGGTATTCTTGATGGAATGTCTCTACACTACCATGGCAGTTATTATTGATACACCATCTTCGCCATGCTAATTGTTCATTATCCAACTTGAATCTTTTCTTCAAACTTTTTTCTTCGTCATCTAACTCAAATCCATCGTATGGCATCCTATATTCGTCTAATTCCCACCATGCACAAAATACAGCTACAAAGTCGTTTTCTCCCTTAACTGCTGCATCCCATATTTCTTTGAATTGCTCATAGCCATTTGCAGTTGATTCAATAATTACAACTGTATTGAGATCATTAGGTACTGATTGCATTAAACCCGCCAATGTCTCGTCTTTATTGCCACTCCAAAATGCCAATTCTGATATGTGCAAATTCTGAAATGTATCAGAACGTCCGGCTGATTTACCGCCAGCAGTCATACATTTTATAACAGAATTTAGGCCTGTACCTTTATCATTATTGAAAATCAACATTTTAGCATTTGAATTTTTAATTGTGGGTTTCATTGAATCAGGTAGATTATTTAAAAATCTTTTTGAAATTTCAAATAAGTTATTGGTTGCTGAAGCTTCATGTGTTATTATTCCGCTTTTCACATTTTTGGCAGTAACTGTTTTCTTAAAAATTATTCCTTCAGTCAAAGTGCTAAATCCCATTTGACGGGCCTTAAGCACTACCGCTCTTTGTGGCTTGCCTTCTTCACGTTGTTTTTTTAGAGCATTATATAATTTCCATTGAGGTTTGTTTAACTTAAAAGGTATTATGTTTGTCTTTTTATCTTGGATTTTTAAGAAATTCTCAATGTATTTAGCTGTGTTAATACTCACGTCATTGTGTTCCTCCTTATAAAGTTAATACTCATTTCCAATAGTCTTTTTAATGAACTCCTCATAGCTGTCAGGATCATATTCGCCATTATCTTTCTTGCTTTTTTCAAAAACTTCTTTTCTGAATTCCAAATTAGCTCTATCATTTTTTATCCTATGTAACATTGCTAAAGCTTTTACTTTTGCTTGCTGAACTCGCGTTAAAGCTTCCTCTAGTCTTTGTATTTTGTCTTTTATATCTTCAACAAAGGTAGATGTTCCCTCTGTACTACCTCCACCCTCTCGAGTGGTATATTGCTTATTCCTTGTAATACTAGTAACTGCCATATCTTTACCACTATTTTTTAATTCAGCAATTCTTGATAATATTCTGCGTTCTCTGATTGTATATAACTCAATGTCTCTATTTATAGCCTCAATTTCGTCAATATCTTTTATTTTTTGAGATAGCAATATTTCTTCTTCACTATAAAAGTCTCGGAATATACTTTCATATTCTCCCGTAACAACTGCATTCTTATTGCCTTTTTGTACCTCACTTCGATTACTTTCTCTTGTCCATTTCTTGGTTTTAATAAGATTACGCAATTCATTATGAGATATTTTATTTTTGGCTTCTATATCTTTATATTTCATTCCACTTTTATAGTCGTTTTCTATTGCCTGCACCTTTTTAGCAGTCACATAAACCACCACCAACCTTCATGTAAGATTCTATATCATACTTTTGTTGCTTTCTTACCTGTATACTTTTCCCATCTTTTAATAATAACATCACAATAAACTGGATCAAGTTCCATCATATAGCATTTTCTGTTTAGCTGCTCACATGCTATCAATGTTGTTCCACTTCCACCAAAACAATCCAACACAATATCGTTTTCATTTGTAGTCAATTCTATTGCTCTACCTGGTAACCCAACTGGAAAACAAGCTTTATGATTTTCTAATTGAGTATCACCAGTTGTTATTCTCCAATAATTCGTAATCCCTTTACCTTTTACTTTATTGAAATATCCTCTTGCATCAGTTGTACCCAAATAATACAATTCCATCTCACGAGATAGAGTTTCTTCATCACTCATAAGTAATATATCTTCGTATTGTCTTGTAAGCATATCTCGAGAAACAATTGGCATCGCATGGCCTTTATCCCATACAATCAATTCCATAAATCGTAGTCCAGTTTCTTTAATAATACGATATAGTATTTCAATAAACTCCCATCTGCTGTTTTTGTTATAGCTAATATTCCAAAACAAATATCCTTTCAAATATTTCATCCAAAGTTTAATTATATCTAGATTAAAGTCTATATATTTTTTACTTTCCAAATTATCATTATAGTTCTCATACATTTGTGAAGCCATATTATAAGGCGGAGAAGTAAATAAACACTTTGCAATTTCCCCATTCATCAATTGTTTAACATTGTCCGCATTCGTGCTATCTCCACACATCAATACATGATTTCCCAAGTGCCATATTTCGCCAACTTTTACTACTGGATTATTTATCTGTTTTATTTCGTTTGCAACATCGAAGTCATCTTCACTTGTTGTTATTATATTTTCAGATTTTAACAATTCTTCAACTTCTTCAGCTGAAAAACCTGTATTATATAAATCATAATCTTCATCTTGCAGCTCTTTTAATAAACATTCAAGTTTTTCATTATCCCATTCACCAGTAATTTTATTTAGTGCAATATTTAATGCTTTTTCTTTAGACTTATCCAAATTAACAACACTACACTCTATTTCTTCATAGCCTAATTCTTTTAGCACTTTATATCTTTGGTGACCTCCAATAATTGTCATATCAGAGTTAACTATAATTGGCTCAACAAACCCAAATTCCTTGATACTTCTTTTTATTTTCTCGTATTCCTCGTCTCCTGGTTTTAGATCTATTCTTGGATTTTTTTCGTAAGGAATTAGGTCTTTTATTTTTAATTTTAATATCTCCATTCTCGCACCTCGCATAATTTTTACAGCCATTACAATGAAATTTCATACAAAACTCAAAATTATATCTTTCCATTAGCACAGCTCCTCCAACTCACCAAAAAAGAGCCACTTAAGGCTCTTTCTAGGATGGTGTATTTATCTAAAAAAGGAGAATTTTATGAACTCTCTATAAATTAAAAGAGATCTACAAAACTGTAAATCTCTTTTAAACTACTATTTTTTAGAAATATATTGTCAAAATTTTGTGGATATTGTATTATTATTAAGTCCATTCTTCTCTCTTTTTCTCCTTTTATTCAGGAGGAGGTGAAACCATTGGATGACATCATAAAGCTAGCAGTACTAGTTATAATATATTTAATTCTAAATGTATTTAGCTAGTACATAGCAAAATACCAGAGTTGGCGCTCTGGTATTTTTTTGTCCATTCTCCATTAGAGAACATCAATAAAACTAGCTTCGCAACAAAAAACCGCAACCTTCTTAATTAGATAAATACAATTTGGTTTCAATATGTACGTTGCATATACATTTTATAAATGTACTTTTTTGTTGTCAATAGATATATCGTATTTTCCTAAAAAAACTTTAGATTTTATTTGATATATCTTATGTTAATTATATCATATATTCTCAATATAGTCTATGCTTTTTACCTAAAAAAAGATTCACACTGAAGTGAATCTTCTTTTAGGTATTTATCTAAAAAAGGAGGTTCTTATGAACCATAATTACACTAATAATATACTGTAAAATTACTGACATTTTACTGACATCTTTTCAAAAGCCTTTTTGCGTAACCTCCATATTGATCTGGAATCATAACTCATTAATTGGGCTATTTTCCAATCCCTTAAACCGTCCTTGTACATATATTGTAAAATCATTTGCTCATTATCTGTTAGCTTTGATTCTTGTATCCATAGTTCATATATTGTTATTTTTTTATTATATTCTTCTAGTTTTTCTCTTATGTATTTTGCATTGTCTGCATACTGGCCCTTTATTTTCTCATATTCTTCATATATCTTGCTTACTGGATCAGTAACATTATTGCCATGTGGCATGTCCGATATTTTTTGTGATGTTAGAGCAAGAGATTCCAGAATCTCATCTAGCTCTTTATTTTTGGCTTGCAATTCCTTTGTTATATCAGGCAATTTTCGATACTTAATAGAAAAATAATCTATTAACATTGACTTAATCTCTTTATCTGTTAACATATGTACCTCCTCAGTTTTTTTTAAAACATAATTTTTCTGAAAAGACGGGTCAAGAAATGGTGCCCACATACCCATGTTATATCACCCCCACTAATCAATAGTTTGTAAAATTGCTTGCATATCATGAAAATAGTGTTCAAAAAAATCTGCTACAATTTCCTCATTCCAATTAACTTGAGCAAATCCACCACTTTCAGCGAAAGCATGAACAAGCTCATGAATTATAACACCTTTGGAAGTTTGGTCATCTAGATCATTCCTTATGTAAATACCTCTGTTTTCAAAACGTATAACTCCCCAATGACTGTCATTTCCAGCTATAACTAGTTCTTTATCGTTTTTATCAACAAAGTTTATAGTATAAGTATCATTATGTACCTTTATTTCTCTTTTTTGTTTATTCATAGTATTTCTCCCTTCCTTT